CCTAGGCCTCCCCGCACACAGTGCACTTCGCTGTAAAGCACCCGTTGGGCCTTTCGCCCAACGATCCATCCACGACGAACGATCGGTCGCTATGGCTTTTCTGCCCGAATGGAAGAAGCGGACAGAACCCTTGGATCCAGGTTTTACCTGGCGCACAAGGGCATCGCCTAGCAATCCTTGGAGCGGTTGGAGTCGACAGCAAGGTACCGTGACTGAAGAGATTATCTCTGTATGTCACAGTGGTACCTGGCCCCCTCCTCTCGACTCGCACCAGGATATTGGTGGCGAAATGTCCTTACACAGGACATGGAAGCATTACCATGGCATTGCGCCCATAAACGCTGTTTTAAAACAGGGTCATGTGTCGCTCGCCACGGTTAATGGCTATTCCTTCGGTACGTCCCCAGCTTCATCGGGGTCGAATGCGACGTTGGATGCTTTTGGCACCAGCGCCATTGCGAAGGTTCTTCCCACCAATCCGAATGCATCTCTCGCCACAGCTCTTGGTGAGCTGAAGAGAGATGGCATACCTTCGCTTCCAGGCTCTTCCATGCGTGATCAAGTTGATCTTGCACGCAAGTCTGGAAATGAGTTCCTGAACATTGAGTTCGGGTGGCTCCCTCTGATATCGGACCTACGGTCCTTTGCGGATTCCGTCAGGAACTCGCGGCTGCTTATTGAGCAGTATGTCAGAGATTCTGATCGTAAGATCAGACGAAGGTTCGTTCCGGTACCAGTCACCCAGACCTTATCCACTTACTACGGATCAGGTCTCTCACATGCTAGTATGAACGTCCCAAAAGCGTCAGTGACGCGTCAAGACGTTCAACGCTACTGGTTCTCAGGAGCGTTTCGCTATCATGTGCCCACGGCAGACGGCCTTATAGGTCGTCTACGTCGGCTCGAGTCTGAGTGTAATTTCCTGTTCGGCACCCGGATTACTCCGGAGCTGATATGGAACCTGGCACCTTGGTCGTGGGCCATCGATTGGTTCTCCAATGTTGGTGATGTTGTTCACAACATCTCCCAACTTGGATCCGATGGCTTGGTGATGCAGTATGGCTATGCCATGCGCCACATGCGTGTGACAGAGCGGGCTCAGGGTATCTTCGATTATGGAGATACCAAGGGTCACTACAACGGCTTCGTCGGATTCGAACTTGGATCCGAATGGAAGCAGCGTAGGGCTGCAAATCCTTATGGATTTGGGATTGACGACCTCTCGCTTAGTGCGATACAGGTTGCAATCCTTGCGGCCCTTGGTCTTACCAGGGGCAAGCGCAATCCCTAAAGGGGATTCCGTGTCCTGTTGGTGCTTTCCAGGCATCAACAGTCCAACCAAATGAAGGAGCTCCTCTCGTGGCATTTTCCGACCCGGAAACCATCACCGTTAATGCGGTCGCTCAGACGTTGGCCCGTGTGGCCAGCGGCACGAACGCGGGGTCCCTTCAGACCTCGGATGGCAACTTCCGTCTCGATATCTCTCACTCGTACGGCGGTTCTCGCAACCGGCACACCCTTGCGGTGCGCCAGCGCAAGATCGCCGCTGACCCGCTGATCTCTGCACAAAATGCTGAGTTCAGCATGTCCTTTCGAGTGACCGTGGACGTTCCGAACAACCAGGGATTCACCATCGCGGAGCAGAAGCTCCTCACTGATGGTGTGATTACCTGGCTGCAGGCCTCCTCGGGAGCCAAGATGTCGAAACTCATGGGTGGTGAGAACTAGAGGCCGCCGGCCCTGGGGCGCGGCGGTGAGGATCCTGCTGGTCGGGTTTCTTACCCTTACCTGCTGGTTCCTCTTCATCGTTCTCGTTTCTATGGCCATACAGCCTCCGGAGCTTTTCACCAGGAGTCACGGGCAGGAACAGCATAACCTCTAAGGAGGAAGCTGTGAAAAGCCTGACAGAGCTCTGGTTCCAAGCATCCATGGATATGGGTGCTCTATGCGATGTGTGCACTGTCCGTGACTTCAAAACAGTCACGGATCGTGTAGAACACGAGGGGATATCGTTCTTAACGATATCCCTTACGGACTTCTGTAAGGACTTCGAAAAAAGTCTCTCACAGGGGTTCGTAGGTCACGACGCATTTCTCGGCTTTCGCCGTATGCGCGGGCTCCCCCGATTTCTCGGAGGTTTCCTTGACCGCGTGTTCTCGCGCGATGACGGTCGATTGCTCACCGTTCCCGATGTGGATTCCATCTTCGCCGTGCGTCAGCTCACGCTGATGTTTGGGAAGATCGAGCTTGAGTGCTCTCCAGCACGTCAAGCTCGTGCCATTGACCGGTACGTTGAGTGTGAGCAGGAAGTTCGGCTGAGTGATCGTAACATGGACTTTGATACCCTTTTGAGGTTCAAGTCCATGTCACTCAGACTGTTTGGGGACGTCTTGGCTGCTGCTGACCTTGCGGTCTACAACGGCACACTTACCCCCAAGCACGGGCCCGGTGCCACTGCCGATCGACGTACGGGAAACCGTAAGTTCGATCAGGTCGAGTGGACCGAGCGGCTAGAACGCATCTTCCCATATGGGGACAATGCGATGCCAAACTGGAGGTTCTCTTACCTCCTGGATTCCGCGATCTTCCTCGAGCCTGGAGAGGAACGCCCTGTTCGGGTGATCCTCGTTCCTAAATCGCTCAAGACACCAAGAATCATCGCCATCGAACCGACCTGTATGCAATATATGCAGC